CTCATCGTTGCTCATTGCTGCTCATTTTGTTTGTGCGTCTGTATGTCTTTTCTGATAAGGTCACACAAGCTTCCTTAATTCTTCCGCCGCTATGCTTTGTATGAGCGAAACACTGAACGCGCCTGCAGATTGAGCAAGCCTGCGCATCGTTTCTTTGAACACGTTCTCATTTCGCAAGCTTTCTAATAGCTCCGTTCCCGCCCACGTCATGCGCTCAATGTACACCGTTATTGCGTGCCCGCTTGCCGTACACTTAACGTTAGCGATGATGTATCCCCCATCATCTAGCAACTGAGCATGATAAGCGTATGAATCCCTTTCATCTTGCGAAACACATCCACTAGACAAATCGAAGCCTGAGCGCGCTTGTTCACATAACAACAATATCTCTCGTATAATTGCCATATCACGCTTCATGTTATCCCCTTTTTGCTTGCATATCCTTTTCAGTTGCTCGCTTTTTCCGAACAACTCACACCATATAATCATCTAGCGTTGCTTGTCCGATGCCTGCTATTGTTTTTTCAAAGCCAAGCGAATCGATCACATCGAACGCATAATCACACATACGCCTAGCAGTTATAACAGGTGCGTTAAATAGCGCTGCTATCGCTACCCATTTCATATCATGTAAGTATTTGTATTCAACGGCCTGTACGGCTCTAAAGTCCACTAGCTCCGATAGCCCGTGTGACTTATCGCGGCCATACAACACCTCATAGCAATACCTGATAAGCTGCATATCCTGATCGTACAGCTCCTTTTTACGCTCCTCTAACTGCATGCGCGCATCTGTTGGCTGCATAACGTCTCTAATGCCGCACGATGAATGGATACCGTATGATTGTGTGTGTACCTGCTCACGAGTGCGGGCGCGCTCTAGTGCGTTCTCAATTGTCTTTGCTTCCAAGGATGCGTCATGCGCTGCACAAAATAAATCACGTGCACATATAAAACTATCTGGTTTAAGCGTCTTTACCTTAAGCACATAGCCCCCTATGCGGTACTGTACTATGATTTTTTGTCTATTATACCAGTTATAGGCATATATTACGCCTTAGGCACAATATATTGTGGGTGTTTTCAACAAAAACGAAAAGTGTTTCTACCGACTCGGTATCTCTAAACTGTCACGGAGTATGTCGGCATATTCTTTAATTTCTAAGTCTCCTGTAACAATATCCAAAATTGCTCGGTATAAGTGTATGTCATCAATATGTAAGCTACAGCCTGGATAATGGACGCCCAGAAGATGCTGAGTTACAAGCACCGCAACCCTTTTATTCCCATCTAAAAAAGCGTGGTTCTTTGCAATTTTTGCTGATAGCGTAGCTATTTGTTCTATAAAATCAACCGATGAAATGAAACCAAAATGAGAACACATTGAAGCTGTTACTGCACTCTCAATAAGCCCACGAGCTTCGGGCGGCTCCTCGTTTATCCCTTTTTTAGTGCTTGTAACAGAAATGACCTTACTGTGCAGGTCTAGGATCTCATCGCACAATAAGGTCACATCGTCTTGTGTAAGCTCTACGCAACTAAGCATTTTCTAACATCCGTAACAGACCCATACGCTTTTCGATAAGCTTATCCATTGCGTATCCGCTTGTCTGTTCTTTTACAGGTGTTTCTTTGCCATCTGTTGATGCGAGGATATCGCTATCGTTGATAGTCGCGTGGTCTGCCCCGTTGTACACGGCTTTCCATGCGCTGCCGCCTCTGTGACAAAAATTCATGATATCAGATGCCGTCATATACCCATATAAAGCCCATGTCGCTTTGGCTTCACGTAGCGCTTTATCTGAGGTTGCTATATCCGTCGTAGTAATCCCCATGTTTTTATGAGCTTTGAGCGCATGATACACCGAAGGTATAACCGCACCGTATTTCCAAGCCTCTATTTTGTCATCAAACAGCTTATCTCCGCGTTGAATAGCGTGAGCGTATGCAAAGTAAACTAGTTTATTGATCTTCATGTTAGTTAGGTAGCTGCTATTGCCATACAGCTGTATAAATGCGCTTGCCAATTCAACTGCCTTCATAGCATTCCCCCTTGTACAGATATTTTTACGCTCTATACGATTATGATAGATTAGCACATGCCAATCCGCAAGCTGTACACATACAATAAAAAAATACTATAAAAAGCTAGTATAAACACCATAAAACCACCGAAAAAACGGTGGGCAGTAGCTGCTAATTGTTGATAACTCGATTATAAATGTTGATAACTTTAAAATAATTGTTGAAAACTTTTTTGGAAAAAGAAAAATATATAGAAAAATACGTAAAGCTTCCCCTCAGGTAAGCAGCAATGCAACAATAAGTAAAATAAAATAGGTTAGGCGCGAAAAAATTAAATCCTTAGCGGATTTTTTCGCTCACTATTTATTAGTAGTTAGCTTACGTATTCGCGAGCTACTTACGCTGATTATACCAAACTTGACAACCCTCAAGTAAAAGTGCGCTAAGTGTGCCAAAGTGTAAATTTTCGTACAGAGCCCCAGTTAGTTTCTACTTGAGGGTTTTCCTTATAAAGCCTATATTCACAAACAAACCACATTTATTTTAGCACATTTAGAATGGTATTTCATCCCCATACATAGAATCTTGTGCTATTGGCTGAGGTGCTGGCTTAGGGGCAGCTACGGTTGTTTGTACGTCGATAAGCCTGTTTGATTGCGCGGCTTGTATTGGCTGTACTGGCTGCATTGGCTGCGGCGGTTGTGTATAGTCTGCATAGCCTTCGCCTGTACCTTGTGGCTGTGATCGTGGTGGTAGCTCTATGTCTTGGACAATGATTGATACACGGCTTCTGTTCGTGCCGTCTTGTGCTTGCCATCTATCTTGATGAAGTCTTCCATTAATCGTGAGCTTGCTGCCTTTGGGAATATATTGCGCTAGACTCTCTGCTCTTTTACCAAACACCTTACAATCGAAAAAGTCGACGACGTCTTCCCACTCGCCTTGGGCGTTTTTCTTCGTATCGTTAACGGCTAACGAAAGGCTAAGAACAGCTGTTCCGCTCGGGGTCACTTTAATCTCGGGGTCTTTAGTGGTTCGTCCTGCAATAACCACGGTGTTTATATTCTTACTCATGTGCTACCTCGCCTTTGTCTTGTGAGCCATCAGAATCCAATACTTCGCCTGTTTCAGAATCAACTGTGTATGGTGTAGCGTCCACTGCTGCAAACGGATTTGTAATGGTTGGCGTTGCTTCGTCTGTTGCCGCTGCTTTCTGAGCCTCAACTGACACGGGCAAGAACTTAAACGCGCGGCGGATTACGGTCTTGCATGCCATCGCTTCATAGTCTGTGCTCCATGGACTGTATGCGCTAGAGCCTGATTTTGAGCGGCTGCGAATTGCGTCTACTTGCGAGCGCGTCATAACGTCGATATAATGCCCACCGTCTTTGAAGTGGCACACCATGTACACGTGTGTAAGCTTGTTGGGCGTGCGCTCATTGTCCTGTGCAGGTACGTGTTTTAACTGCTCGTTTAACCCAAACTCATATTCAAAGAAATCCCCTTCATATACTGCGCGTGCCGAGATGTCTTGAATCTCTCCCGAGCGTCTAGCAAGGTCAATCATGCCCTTATAGCCCAGAATCATTTGCGCCTCGGTAGTGCCTGTTTTACGGTTGTTGTAAGGCAAGATGTAAGCGCGCCCTAGGTTGTCTACGGCGCTTGGCTCTACCCCCAGCGCTGCACACTTGAGAATGCACGATAGAACGCTTACGGGCGTACATTTGGCAAGTTCTGGTGTTTGGTTATAAGCGCTTACTGCAAGTTGAAACATGCGCTCTTGTGATACCTGCTTTGGAATAACCGCTGATATCTTGTGCCACTCTTGGTGCAAAATGTCCTTGAATGTGGTTTGTGGTTTGGTGATTGCCTGTGCCTTCTTTGTTTCTGCTAAAGCTCCCATGATTATCCTTTCTGAACGGTGACGCGAATGCCACCGTCACGCTTGTACTCTGTCATGTATTTATCTTTGAGGTCTGCATGCTCTGCGCTAAACGCTTTCATATCGAACTTGGTGCTATTGCCTCTAACCCATGTGAATTTACCGAGTGGCGTATTTACGCCTTTGCTATCTCCTATAAGCTTTTTAACTGCGTTACCCGTGAGCTTGTAATACTCGTCCGCCCTGTCCTTGGCTGCTTTTGCCTGCATGAAACGCTCAAAGGGTGTTATGTCATCTGTATAGTCAATAATCTCGCCTGTACTTGGCGTTCCTGCTGCAAGTACAGCCTGTGCGTCTGCATAGGTGGCGTCTATATCTGGTACAACTCCTGCTTCGACGTTTTGGTGCCAAAAGTTGTCTACGTCTTTTACAAGGGCGTTTTCATCTTCGATATCTCGCATATATCTAAATTCGCGGTAGTCTTGCCCGCCTATGAGAACTGCAACATCTGCAAATGGTCTATTAAGAACGCTTAAATAATGGATAATCTGCGTTTGGTAGTACAGTGGGATACCGTCTTCCCAATCTTTCGCGCGGTTAAGTCCTGCTGTCTTAATCTCAAGCACTCCCCAGCCCAGCTCTTCGTCTTTAACTTCATAGTCAAGGCTTGCTTGTGCCCAGGGGCGTTTAATTGATTTACAGATTGCGTTTACGCGCCTTACCTCACGTTTCGGGTGGTTTTTCTTGTACTCCTCGCCTACGATAGGCTCAAGCACACACCCCCAATGCACTGCGGGCTTGTCTGAGATGTCCTCAGGCTGTAAGAGGCCCACTTTTTCCATGTATAGCGCGTATGCGCTTTTATACTTTGAAATGCCCATAATTGCTGCTACGTCACTACCACCAATGCCGTGCGTGCGCTGCTGTAGCCACTCTGCGTTGTCGTGGCAGCGTATAAGCGTGAAATCCTTGTTCTCGCCTGTCAGCATAATTCTCCTTTCCCAATGATCGTAATCATTGAGTCGTGATTTTTATTAACTTTTTTTTGGAAATGATTTATTAAAAAGAAACGGTGACTTGAGTTGTATCTTCAAGAGCCCTTGTACGAGGCTTTTTTGCACACTGCAAAATTACTACCTGCGCATCGTCTTCGTATGCAATACCGTTAAGCGCGTCTAATATAAGCTTTGCAACGTTATCTATATCAGGCTTGTAAATATCTTGTTCAGTGTCTATTTTTTTAGACCTCGATTTAGGCAATCTACGTGTGGTTTCAATGCGTATGGTCACTGGTAATGGTTTGTGCGCTTTTCTAATAAGCCCATATTTGCGCCTGCTCGCTTGTACATACATAAGAGCAACTGCCTGCTTAGCGCTCTTATTTTTTGCAGGTTCATACGTTCCCCACTTTGAAAACCGCGGTCGTGCAAGTCCATATACAAATGGAACACTAAATTCTAAATGCACTACTTTTCCCCTTCTGTATTAACCACAAAGCTGTTAAAATACTTAGTGAGCAGCTCTTTTGTGTACTTCGGGTATTTGCACCCAGGCACATTTAAGTGGGGAAGCGGGTTGTATTTCCGCCTACTCAAGTCACGGATCATATTTTCGCCTACCCCTATGTATTCTGCTGCTTGGCGTGTGGTGAGCAGATAGGTAGAGGTAGTTGCTTGGTTTTCGTCTTCCATCTGCTCTCCTATACCACCATGAAAAGCGCTGCTAGTGCGTAATAGACTGCAAAGATGAACAAGAATTTAATCACCTGCATAGGCGTTATAGTCGCTAACCACTCTTTGAACATTTCAATGTCGCGTGATGTGTCCATGGTCTTTTTCTCCCTTCGTTTTGGCGTATTGTTTTTTCAGGTAATAGTTTTGTTTAATGCGTGACAAAAACCTTTTCTTGCCGCGTGCCGTAAAGTCGCAATATCCAAACCCTGCTGTGTCGGCTACTTGGTCAAACCATTTACTTTTAATAAAGCTTTCTACGTCTGCCCTTAATTTGCCGTTTTTCTTATCAATCGCTTCTTGATAGTCTTTGATTGCCTGCGTTATGATTCTTTGCGCAAGGTATTTATAAAATCCATCTGTTGCCATTACTGTATTGCTCATGATTGGCTCGCGTATCGTTTCATAAAGTAACATTGCCCTTTACCTGTGCATTTAGGCGTGCGCTGCAGCGTGATGTGTCCGTCGGGGTGCTGTATCGTTGATTCCTTGATGCGGAACAGTCCTAGCTCCATTGAGCGCTGCGTAGGTACGTTGTAGTTGCTTCCGTACTTGCCGAGAAAGCCTTCGTTGCGCAAGCGTTTAAAAAGCCTGTTCGCTCCGATGTCCACGCCGTTTTGCCGTAGCATCTTTGCAAGTTCGCCCACAAGGCAGGTGTTGTCTGATGCGCCTACTGCGTCTGCGAACATCGCCTTTGGCTTCATCTCTTCAATGAGCGCGTCTTTGCGTTTGAGTGCCTCATCTGCAATCTTGAGCGCGCGTGCCATGATTTGTTCAGGCGTTTCGTTTGCGTTAGCGAGCATGTATCCGCCTTGACGACGGAGCGCGGGGAGCACTTCGCTTGTCACCCAACGTTTGAATCGTTTAGCACTTGGCAACTTCGAGGAAAGAACAAGGCTGTATAGTCCGCTCTCGTTGATAACGGTAAGTCCGCGATTCGGTATATTTTCTAAATTACCGTTTTGGGAACTTAGAACGGTGCGGTCTTCTTCATCAACATGGTCGAGTACAGCCTTGCTTGCGCTCGCGTATCCCAATATCTCCGCTACGTCTTTGCCGACAAAATAAATGCCGTCGTTGTCTGTAATTGTTCTAATTTGTCCAAACTCTGGACTGTTAAATAATTGAATGTTGTTCATCGTCGCTCCTTGAATCTGAATCTAAACAATCAGCAATGCAAAAAAGAATGAAAACAATTAAGAAAGGACCGTAAAATATCAGCCAAAATACAAAATAAACAATGTCTTGAGTGATAATTTGTGACGCAATCGCGATTAGCAAAAAAGAATTTGCTATCATAAGATATTGATAATAATGTTTCATAATCTCCCCTTTCTGCTCATAATGTGTTATGCTTACGCTGCTTAGTATTCTTTGTCTGGCTGTGCGTAATCATTTACAGAGATGTGGCTGTTTATATACTGGTCGAGCAACTCCTCTGTAAATAAAGGGTTGCCATAGCCAGGCATTTTTATATACGGCAGTGCGTCGCCTTCTACTCCGCGCAAAAACACTCTAATAGCACTTTCGCCTACCCCCATATATGCTGCGGCTTGGCGCGTGGTGAGTAATTTCCCCCTGCGTATACTTCTTACTGTGCTCATTTTTATCTCCTTACTATTCATTTTGGTCTCTGTATTTGCGCATCGCCTGCTGTATCTTTAACTTGTTTGCAGCGTTGGTACCAACAGACCAGTAGTGGTTGTATACTTCCTCTAAAGCAGAATCTCCCGCCTTATGCGCGCGGACTGCGTCTGTTAAGTGCTCTTGCGCGTCGGCTTGTAGTCCGTAAACCACCGTGTATGTTTCCTCGTCGTCCAATTCGGTCATGTGCTGCTTAATTTTTCTTAACGCTTTGGCTTCAACTTGGCGTATGCGTTCGCGCGTTACACCAAACTCTCGTCCAATTTCTTCAAGCGTGCGGCACCTTGCGTACGGAAAAAGTCCAAAACGCTGCGTAATGATTTTGTACTCGCGCTCGTTAAGGCAGCCTGTAAGTACTTTCGCAAGTTGTTCAAAGTATGCTCCAAGGAGTTGCACATCATCGTTTTTCATCTCGTCTGCAACGCTCGTGCCTTTGGCTTTTGCTTGCTCACCATACGGTTTTAAGTGGTCAAACACTGCTACAAGTAAGCGTGCCTCACCTTCTGATAATTCGTATTTTGTCATGCGTTACTCCTTCTCCCCCTCGCGTATGAGCGTAAATTGTGGCTTTGGTCTGATGTTTCTTGCTTCTGACACCATGCTTAGTACTTTCTCCAGCGCACGTGCGCATGGCTTGCGCGTTGTCTGTTTGGTTTTGATTAGCGTGTCAAAAAGGGCGTCGTTAATTGCATCTAAGTCTTTATACGTGAGGGTTACCATGTGTTACTCCTCTAGCATTTCTGGCTGAACCGAGAAAATACTGTCGCTTTGATATTCGCTCAGGATGTCTTCAATAGCGCTTTCTACGCTTTGATAGATTTCTTTATTGAATAGGTCTATGCCTTCGCCTGTTTGAATAACGTGTTTGAGCGTATTTCTAATTACTATCAAGTCAAAACGGGTAAGTTCCATGTGTTACTCCTTATTGTTTGATCGTATATACAGTGGTACAAGCGCGTATGCGTTGCACGGTTTCTTCGAGTATTCCGTTTTATCTATTGCGCGGTCTACCTTTTTAAGCGCCTCTTTCATAGGTTCGGTATCAATCGGCAGGTCTGTTCGCGCTATATCGTCGAGGAGTGCTCCTCTAATTGCGTCTAGCTCTTCAAAAGTAAATGCTTGTGCTACCATCGTTACTCCCTTCAAAGTAATTACTTTTGTCATTACTCGCGTTTCTTACCATTCGAGAAACGCTAATCGCTATACGGTTTTCAAGGTGCATTACCATATAGATAGAGGAGATGACGGCTCATAGGAGTGATTTATATGCAATTTAATAACTCTCAACTAATAGCAATGGCGGTTGATATAACAAAGGCGGCTATGCTTCCTGTAGGTGAGAACAGTGCGCGGTTGCTTTTGAATCCTGAGAAAACAGTTGATTACTTGCAGGCTGTATACGAAAAGCTTGCTGAACTCAATTGTCCAAATAAAGCTGGTAACTAAAGGAATTCAACCTTTATCTTTACCATTTCGGGTAATGCCGTGACTTCTGATGCGGACGCGCTTCCTTGCTCAACCTTGTCAATCACAACGCGGATAAAGCGGTCTACTTCATTACTTAAGTCGATATCCTTTTCCTTCATGACAACCTCAATTCTGCCGCCATCTTCTCTATCTATACGGTTTTCAAGGTGCGGTGGTGCGGTGGTGCTAGTTGCGCGTGAGCTGTGTAGCTTTTTTAGTTGCCGCAAGCCTGCACAATTCATCAAACGTGTCGAACACATCATGTCGGCTTACTTTTTTTGCAATAACGCTTGCGTCCTGTACGGTAAGTTCTGATTTCCCCGTCAACTTCTTTTTGAGTGTTTCGGGCGTACAACCTAGAACTTGTGCCAACTCTTTTCTCGTAGTAGAGCTATCGACAAGAAGCGCTGCAACGTATCCTTCCAAAGTTAATGTTTTCATTTATCCCTCCTTCCTAATTTCTATTAGGTTTATGTGTATAGTATCCTAATTATTATTAGGTTTCAAGTATTTATTTTATTTTTTCCTAATTTGTGTTAGGATTATGAAAACAAAAGCTAAAGCACTAAAAAAAGGAGCTGTAATGGATATAGGACGCGCAATTAGAGAAATAGCGACAAACAAAAAAATAACTCAAGCTGATATATCACGAGTAACGGGGTTGCCTGACGCTCACATTAATCAATTATGGAAAAGTAAAATATATGACCCGCGCGCAAGTATTCTGTTTAAGGTGTCTAGTGCCTTACAAGTTGCACCCTCTGATATATTTAATCTTGCGCTTAAGTATGAGCACCCAAAGGATAAGACAAATTAAGGTTCAAGGTGATTAAAGGTGGTTTAGATTGATTACCCACATAAAAAATAACGGCCGGGAAATGGCCACATCGTTGAGAGGTGTTCCCGGCTCTGTTAAGAACAGTATAGCATAATAAAGATGGAACAAGAGTATAAGGAGCGTGACTAGTATGAAACAGTATTGCGTTGAGTGCGACAAATTCGTAGACGCTATTGAAAAGCCTTATGAGCTTACACTCCCTGTCAAAGGTGAAGATATCACCATTACGGCAACTTCTCCATTTTGCGAGGAGTGTGGAACGGTAATTCTGGTTGACACTATCGAGGAAAACAATATACAGCTAGCCTATGATGTATACCGCGAAAGACACGGTCTCCCCACAGGCGTAGGTGGAGATATATAAGTAAGTGAAAAGAGTTAAAAAAGAAGAGGGCAACCCAAGGGGCAAAGGAATTCTAAACTGCCAGCAACTAAGTTGACTGCGTCTACTCCCATTCGGGAACCCAGCACTAATCCTGTCTAGGGGGTTGCCTCTAACTTTATCTAAAATGATAAATGAAAGATTAAACGATGTAAAGAAAATTCCAAAAGGAGAACAACGCTCATGTTGAATATGTGTATTATATGGAGCATTCGTTATATATCAATATACACGGGGTTCGTGATATAATAGTATCAACAAAAGGAAAGGGGGTGAACATGAATGAGACAAAAGAAATAGTAATCGCAGTTATTGCAAGTGTTATCGCCCACTATATAATAACTGCGATTGACTCTAGGTTAGCTCAAAAACCAACAGACAAGAAATAGAATTTGAGCAAGCAGGGAGACGCTCCCTCCCTGCTTTATATCATAGCAGAAGGAGATATAAAGTGGATATCATTTTTTTATTTATCAAATGGCTGGTGATATTTTTAATCGCTGCAAGCATTATCAAAATTATCGACCACATTAGAAAGGCAAAATAATGGCAACAGAAGCGCAATTAAGAGCAAACGAGAAATACCGCAAAGAGCGCGTGAAGTCGTTTCAAGTGAAATTTTATCCAGATGATTATGCGCTGTTTGAGCATCTGCAAAAGCAAGAAAAAAAGTCGGAATATATTCGGGAATTGATTAGACGAGATATGAATGAATAAAAAAAGCCCCCCACTGGTACGCGCGCTGTAAAGCACTAAGCGTTGGGGGTTCTGTCATTAGAAAGTATACCACAATGAGTGTAAGTAAAACAGCATACAAAACGTGGCGCGTCCGCGTTGACGTTGGCAATAAGGCGGACGGCTCGCGCGCTGTTGTATCGAAAACGTTCAAAACGAAACGCGAAGCTGTAGCATACGAAGCGCTCATGCGTGAAAAGGCGCGGACGGACGCTATTGTGCGTGACAAAATACGGCTTGAGGACTATGTGCATGAGTGGTACTTGCCTGACGTTGAAAAGCGCGTGAGGTTCAGCACGCTTAGAGAATATAAGAGTGATTTGCGTCTGCGTATATTGCCTATGCTTGGCAATAAGTACATAAACGCTATAACGCGCGAGGACGTACAACGTATGATTGACGGTTGCAAAACACCTAAATTTGCACGGCGCGCGCGTGATGTGTCACGTCAAGTACTCAACCACGCAAAAGAGCATGCGTTCGTTAAGGATAATCCTGCTGAAGGTGCGTTTAAGTTCCCCGCGCCCAGTATCTACCCTGAGGAGCACAACGGTGTATGGTTGACTTCATTTGACGAGATAGACGCGTTTTTAGATGGCATGCAAGACGCGCGCCTACACATGATCGCGCTGCTTGGTCTTTGTCTAGGGCTTCGTAAAGGTGAAATTTTCGGTCTTGATTGGTCTGATGTTGACTTTGAAAAACGCCTTGTACACGTACAGCGAACATATGTACTTGAAAAAAGAGGATACACGCTCATGCCGCCTAAAACTCACGAGAGCAATAGGTACATACCTATGCGTAAACGCTTATACGACGAATTGTACGCCCGTTTTACAGCTCTAAATTCGCCTTGTGGTGCAATAGTCGTGAACTATAAAAATGAGCGTATGAGCCCACGTCACGGCGCGCTACGGCTCGCTAAATACGAACGCGACCACGGCTTGGAAGACGTGAGCCTGCTTAATATGCGTCACTCATTCGCTACAAGTTGCCTAAACGCTGGTATAGATGTAACAAAGGTTTCAAAGCTACTAGGACACTCAAACATTACTACAACCGTTAAACGCTACGTACGTTTTAAGGCTTCAGATATGGTAGATGATTTCAATGAG